TATGGCAGATAAATCGACGAGCGAAATTGTGGATGTCCTCGACAAATACTGTATCCAAAAAATAGAACCGACTATTAACGATACCTGTGAGACTCTTTCGGAGTACTTAAATACCTACCAGCGTAAGATTAAGTTTAAGCGTGAGATTATTGCCGATAGAGGTATTTGGATTGCTAAGAAACGGTATGCCGTTAACGTTTATAATTCCGAAGGTGTTGCCTACGACCCACCTAAACTAAAGGTACTGGGTATGGAGATTGTTCGCTCATCTACACCTGCCCCGGTTCGTAAGGCTCTTAAAGAAGCAGTATCGATTGCACTTACTAAAGATGAAATGACGTTAAGGCAATTTGTAGCTGACTTAGAGGCAAAGTGGCATAGCCTGGACCCAGAAGATATTGCATTTCCCCGGGGGGTGAACGGTATCAAGGAGTATGCTGACTCAAATAGTATCTTTAGGAAGGGTACTCCTATTCATGTACGCGGTGCTCTCATATATAATCATCTAGTCACAAGTAAAGGGCTAGAAAAGAAGTATCAACTGATTCAGGAAGGTGATAAGATTAAGTTCTTGTATCTTCGTGAACCTAACCCCCTTGGTACCCATGTCATTACATTTGCAGGTGAAGTTCCTCCTGAATTTAAAATACGTGATTATATTGATTATGATAAAATGTTTGAGAAGTCTTTTCTCGAACCCCTTAACTCCTTACTCAGCTGTATTGGCTGGCAAGTTAAAGAAACCGCATCTCTAGAAGGATTATTCGGATGAAAAAGTATATTGCAATTCTCTCGTTACTATTAGTTACCCAGGCTTTTGCTCAAAAGATGCCTAAGAACTCAGCTACCTATGATACCCAAGTCTTACGCGTAAGTGACGGGGATACTATTGTTATTGCAGCACCATTCTTACCTGCTCCACTTAAACCAGAATTAGCAGTTCGTATCTTCGGTGTCGATACACCAGAAAAGGGACACAGAGCACAGTGCCCGCTAGAGGATCAAAGAGCGCAGTTAGCCAGTAAATGGACTTCTCAGTTGATTGCCCAAGGTGGTAAGATACAAGTTACATTATATGCCTGGGATAAATTTGGTGGTAGGGTGCTTGGAGATATCTTAGTTAATGGTCAAAGTGTTCGAGCAGGGTTAATTGCTAACGGGTTAGCTCGTGAATATTACGGTGATACCAAGCAAAGCTGGTGTCAATAATTTATATTGTAAGGATTGTACATGCAACGAATCTTAATTATGGGGTTACCAGGAGCAGGTAAGACATATCTTGCTCAACATTTATTAGGACATCTGGAAGCGGCTAGAAAACGCGTAGGTTGGTTAAATGCCGATGATGTGCGTAAGAAATATAATGACTGGGATTTCAGTCACGAAGGCCGCATACGTCAAAGTTTGCGTATGCGTGAACTAGCTGATGCTATGACGGATTGTGATTATGTTATTTGTGATTTTGTTGCACCTTTGGTTGAGATGCGTAATAATTTTAAAGCGGACTGGACTGTTTGGATTGATACTATAGATAAGGGTCGGTACGAAGACACTAACAAGGCATTTATTCCCCCGGAAGTTTACGATTTTAGAATTACTGAACAAAATGCAGAAAAGTGGAGTGAATTTATTTTTGCTCATCTCTATGATAATAGACGACGACCTCAATTTAATTGGCAGAAGGAAACTGTTCAAATGTTAGGGCGATGGCAGCCATGGCATGCCGGGCATCGTGCTTTATTTGAAAAAGCAATTGCTAAAACAGGACAAGTCGTTATTCAAATTAGAGATTGTCAAGGGTGGCGAGGTTCTAATCCTTTTGCTATTGAACAGGTTAAAAGCTATATTAAGCGGGATCTTGATACGTTATATCAGGGACAATATGAAATTCAAGTGGTTCCTAATATAGTAAATATTACATACGGTCGAGATGTAGGTTATAAAATTGAACAAGAAGTTTTTGATAAAAGTATAACTTCTATTTCTGCAACCAGTATACGTAAAGATCTAGGCTTTACAAAATGATTATTATACCAAGTAAGAAATTTATTTTTTTACGGGTACCTAAGACTGCATCAACGTCCATATCACAGTTTCTTGGGGAAAAATTATATCATATCCCTGATATGAAACATACCCCTGTTATGTATTCAAATTTTTATACCGATAAATGTATAGAACTTTCTGATATTATGCAGCCCCATATTAATTTACAGGAAATGATATATACAAATTTTATTGACAAAAATTTAATTAATTCGAGTAGAGTTTTTGGTGTTGTTAGAGATCCTGTAGAGCGGTTTGTAAGTTGTGCAAGCGCATTGTATTTCTATAATAAAGATATACCTGGTGCAGGGAAGTGGTTAACAAATATTAGAGAAGTACAAAAGAAAACATTTAATTTAGATATTGAATTACTGGTTAATGATACTTTTGAATATTTTAAAAACATAGATTTATTAATTTTACGTAAACAAACGTACTGGCTTAAGTTTGAAGAGCAACTTATATCGGATATATTTTTATATCAAGAGATAGACAAACTTACTAGTTCGGTTTTTAATTATCTCAATATTAATAATACTGATTTTATACCATACCAGCACAGAAGTAATGAAAGACCTAATAAAAAATTTAATCTTTCTAAACAACTTAAAACAAAAATTATAGAGCACTATTTGGACGACTATGAGTTATATCATAGGCTTATAAGTAAATAAGTATTACTGGTTCAAGTGGCAAAGTTCCTACTTGTAGGATATAATATTATTTTAAAGGATTTATATGAGTATACTTGATAAAATTAAGAAGAACTCTACGATTAAGGATACGGCTATCCTAGCCGATTCGAAGTTCTTTCAGAAGAAGGATATGATTCCTACTTCTATTCCTGCAATTAATATTGCATTGTCCGGTAAACTAGACGGTGGTTTAACGCCTGGTTTAACGATGTGGGCTGGACCTTCGAAGCACTTTAAAACTGCTTTCTCCTTATTGATGGCGAAGTCGTATCTGGATAAGTATCCCGATGCGGCTCTACTTTTTTATGATTCTGAGTTCGGTACTCCTCAGTCATACTTTGACTCTTTCGGTATTGACGCTAAGCGAGTCATTCATACTCCTCTAACTAATATTGAGCAATTGAAGTTTGATATAATGACTCAGTTAGAAGGCGTTGAAAGAAGCGATCATCTGATTATTATTATTGACTCTATTGGTAATCTTGCATCTAAGAAAGAAGTAGAAGATGCTCTTGAAGGTAAGTCGGTAGCAGATATGTCACGAGCAAAGCAGATCAAGTCTTTGTTCCGCATGGTTACCCCTCATCTGTCTCTTAAAGATATACCGATGGTTGTAGTTAATCATACCTATAAAACTATGGAGTTGTATTCAAAGGACGTGGTAGGTGGTGGTACTGGTTCTTATTACGCCGCCGATAATATCTTTATCCTTGGTCGTCAGCAAGAAAAAGAAGGTACCGAGGTTGTAGGTTATAACTTTATTATTAACGTTGAGAAGTCTCGTTATGTAAGAGAGAAGTCTAAGATTCCTGTTACCGTCCGTCACGATGGTGGTATGAGTCGTTGGTCTGGTTTACTGGATATGGCTTTAGAGTCCGGTCACGTTATTAAACCTTCTAACGGTTGGTATTCTCGCGTTAATAAAGATACCGGTGAAGTAGAAGATCAGAAGTTTAGAGCAGCTCAATGTGATACTAAAGAGTTCTGGCTACCTATCCTTCAAGCACCCTCCTTCCAAGGCTGGGTAAAGACTACCTATCAAGTTGCTAATGGGGCTATCTTGAGTGATGAAGATATTACGAAGGAGTATGCTGATGTTGAGGAATGAATTATTTAAACCCTGGTTTGTTGGTGAGAAAGATTGGGGCTTTGAGATTATCGATGGTGAATATAATGGTGTAACTGTTCAAATAAAAACGCTTGAATGGCCTGATGAAAGTAATAATGAACTTGCTCTTGACTATCATGTAGTACATAAGCCTGAATTAATTACCGATGAAGATGTAAAAGGAGATACCTTTAAAGCAGTCATAGAGGTAATTATAAACGATATTTTGAGAGAAGCTATTGATGAGTTTAAAAAGACTGGAAATAACGATTCTAAGGAATCTGGTACATAATGAAGAGTACATGCGAAAGGTACTTCCGTTTGTAAAGTCTGAGTACTTTACCGATGAGAGTGAGAGGGTAGTATATAAGCAGATTAATGAGTTTATAGTCAAGTATAATAAACCTCCAACCGTTGAAGCATTATCAATATCGATACAGAATTCTAATTTAGGAGAGGGAACGTTTAAAGAAACGTCTGAACTCTTAACTGAATTAAACGAAAACGAAAAGCCTAATCAAGAATGGCTTTTGGATGAGACTGAAAAGTTTTGTAAAGATAAAGCCGTTTATAATGCTATTCTTCAATCGATTGGTATTATGGAAGGTAGAGATAAAAATTTTAGTAAAGATGGCATACCATCATTGTTGCAGGAGGCGCTAGGTGTCTGCTTTGATTCTTCCGTGGGTCATGATTATTTCGAAGATTCTTCTGATCGGTTTGATTTTTATAACCGCGTGGAGTCTCGCCTTCCGTTTGATCTATCGCTATTCAATAAGATCACAAATGGAGGCCTACCAAATAAGACGCTTAATATTGCTCTGGCTGGTACTGGTGTGGGTAAGTCTCTTTTCATGTGTCACATGGCTGCTGCGAATCTGGCTCTAGGAAAGAACGTTCTATATATTACGATGGAGATGGCAGAAGAGCGTATTGCCGAGCGTGTTGATGCTAACTTACTAAACGTTGAAATCGATCAGTTAAGGCATCTACCTAAGCAGATGTTTGAAGGTAGAATTGATAAGATTAACGGTAAGTCTCAGGGTAAGTTAATTATTAAAGAATATCCTACTGCATCTGCTCACGTAGGGCATTTTAAGGGTTTATTGAACGAGTTATCGCTAAAACGCTCATTTAAGCCAGATGTTATCTTTATTGACTATTTAAATATCTGCGCATCCTCTAGATTTAAGCCCGGTGGCGGGGTCAATTCTTATACATATATAAAAGCCATTGCTGAAGAGTTGAGAGGTCTAGCTGTAGAATTTAATTTACCTATCGTCTCCGCTACACAAACTACGCGTTCGGGTTTCTCGAATACGGATGTGGAGCTTACCGATACGTCCGAATCCTTCGGGTTACCCGCCACGGCAGATTTTATGTTTGCCTTAATAAGTACAGAAGAACTCGAAAGTCTTAATCAGATCATGGTCAAGCAGTTAAAAAATCGGTATAATGATCCAACATTATATAAGCGGTTTATGATTGGTATTGATCGCGCGAAGATGAGACTTTATGACTTAGAGGATATTGCACAAAGTAACTTAGCTG